AACATTAAGTCCAAGGCAATGGAAGAATTGCTGGCCTTAGGATAAAATGCAATGGCCCCTTAATTGGGGCCAACATAGTTGAGGATTGGCTCTTTAGAGAGGGCTCGAAAGATAGGGTGCGACTATTACGTCGAACGGCATCCGACAGTCTTCAACTATGTTGGTGATCGCCAGCAACTTCATTGACTTTTGAAAGGTATACCCCATGGCAATGCAATACAAACTCACTCTGGCCGAACTGGATGCTCTTGTGCAGGCTAGTCAAGACTACTTGGCTGCCACAATCACTAAGTGCGACTCAACTGAGATTCGCGAGGCGCGTACTGCTCTTATACGCGCAATCATTCCAGCTGACGTCCAATGCATGATCGCCAAAGCATGCGTTGAAATTACTATCAAAGCCGACGAAACTGTAGTATAATTTCTTCACAGCCTAGCTGTACTCGTCCACTAGTTCATTGATTTTTGAAAGGTAATTATGAATGTCTTCTATTTGCATCAACTGCCTCGCATAGCTGCCACGTACCATTGCGACAAGCATGTCGGCAAAATGCTTATCGAATCTTGCCAGTTGTTGGCAACTGCGCATCACCACTACGGTAATGGCGACAAAGTATCCTACCGCCCCACACATGCCAATCACCCATCTGCTGTCTGGGTCCGCGCATCTCGTTTGCATTACGACTGGGTTGCCGAGTTAGCACAAGGCCTTGGCCGCGAGTTCTACTGGCGTTACGGCCAAAAGCATCACAAATCTTCGCTTGTACTTTGCGATCAATTATTGTATGCCCCACCTGCCATGCGCGATTTGCCTTTGCTATGGTCGCCACCTACACTAGCTATGCCTGACGAATACAAGTCCGATGACCACATCGAATCCTATCGCCGCTATTATGCTAGCAAAGCTGCCACTATGCCACTTGTTTACAACCGTGGCTTGTCCAAGCAGCCGTTGTGGCTTGTAGATATCCTGACTCACTATGAGGAGGCAACAGTATGAATGACTATCAATACGAATTTACATTTCTGCCTGACTATTGGCAAGAAGGTTGGCCTGATGATGACAAGCCCCTTGATGAGTCAGTTATCAAATACAACTACGAAGAGGCAGACGATTCTGTAGGTTTGGCTGAAGACTTTGAATGGGTCTACATTCTCAATGGTAAAGACGTTACTGATGAGCTTAACGACGAAAATCGTAAGCAGGCTGAAAAAGAAATGTGCAAGCACTTTTTGCAAATGATTGAGGATGCCCGCAATGACTTCATTTGAATTGGTTGAAAAGTTTCGCATCAAAATGCGTTTGCCTGTTTCAAACTATCCTCACTTGCTGCTGCCTACAGAGTCAAGTTACTTTGCTCGCTTTATTATGGAGGAATTAAGTGAGTACCTTAAGGCTTGTGAAGAAGGCAAGCTTGTAGATGCGGCAGACGCGCTGGTTGACTTGGCCTACATCACACTAGGTTGTGCCCATGCTATGGGGTTGCCTTTTGATGAGCTGTTTGCAGTGGTGCACAAGGCCAACATGGCTAAGGTGCCTGCAGATGAAACCATGCGATCACAACGTGGTCAACAATACGATGTGGTTAAACCTATTGATTGGCAGCGTCCTGAGCCTGAGCTGCTTTCAATCATTGCCATAAAACAACACAAGGCTAACGTAACATGAACATCAAAGATCTTATCGACCAATACGTCGAGACTAAAAACAATCGCGAGGCTTTGAATGAAGAAGCCAAAGAGTGCACCAACAAAATGGGGCGGCTTGAAAAAGACATTATGGAGCTCATGTCTGTGGCAGGCATTGACAAAGCAGCCACAGACAAAGCAAGTGTAACTATGAAAGCCACTAAGCATCCAGCCATTGATGACTGGTCTGCGTTTTATGAATACGTGGCAAGCACCAAACAATTCGAATTGCTGCATAAGCGGCTTTCCTCAACTGCATTCCGTGAACGCTGGGAAGCAGGTGAGGCAATACCCGGAACCTCTACATCTGAGGTTTGGGAACTCAGCGTCGTCCGTCGCAAGTAACTTGTTAACTCTAGGAGAAATCAAATGGCAAAACCCCCCGTAACTACACCCGCAAATCAAATTGCGTTGTTTGAAGACCAGTTGGCCGCAATGGCTTTGGAAACAGTCAAGGCAGAGCAAACCGGTGCTGCCTTCCTTTCAACTAAAGGCGGCGTATTAACTTATCGCAACAACTCAATTACTGACAACAAGTTGGCATGCGTCATCTTGGCGTCACCTGTTGAGCATCTTTACTACAGCGAGCGCTATGACCCTACCAAAGTTGTAGGTCCTAAGTGCTTTGCAATTGGCGCCATTGCTACAGGGCTAAAGCCTGCACCAAATGTTGAAGCACCTGAGCATACCAGTTGCGAAGGTTGCTCTAAAAACGAATGGGGTAGTGCTACTAACGGCGGCAAAGGCAAGGCATGCCGTGAGACACGTCGCATGTTGCTGATCCCAGCAGATAGCATTGGCAATGCTGCAGCTGTTGAAGCTGCTGAGGTTGCTGCGTTGCGCCCGCCTGTCACAAGCTTGAAGAATTATGCAAGCTACGTACAGACTATTGCTGCAACATTAAAGCGTCCGCCTTTGGCTGTGGTGACTGAAATCTCAGTGGTGCCAGACCCTAAGACGCAATTCAAGGTAGTGTTCACTATGGTTAGGTCAATTGATGATCCTGAGGTCATTCAAGCACTAATCAAACGTGCTGCTGTGGAAACCAAGCGTGCCATTGAAACGGCTGGCATGATCAATGATGAGCCTGCAGAAACTGCAACGGCTGAATCCAATCGTTTCTAAAAGCATGCATGCAACCAGTTTATCTTGACTTTGAAACTGAGGGTATTGAGGCTAGGCCTAAGTACCCACCAGTTCCAGTAGGCTTGGCAGTGTATGATCCCGAAGGCGAGTATCCAGATGGGTACCACGCCTTTGGGCATTCTACTGGCAACAACACTACTAAGGAAGCTGTCACTGCCATGCTGTCATTGATCTATGACTCTGGCCGTGAAATCTGCTTTCACAATGCAATGTTCGACTTGGACGTTGCTGAGGTGCACCTTGATTGCCCTATCCCTGATATGTCAAAAGTGCATGACACATTGATTTTGTCATTTTTGCATGACCCACATGTGCAGTCATTGTCGTTGAAAGACCTTGTGGTGACATGGGGCTTGGATACACCTACAGAGCGCGATGAACTGAAGGAATGGATTATTGACAATGTTGAAGAGGCTAAACGTAAAAAGTCAACATGGGGTGCCTATATTTGCAGAGGCCCAGTTGAACTAGTAGGTAAGTATGCGGCTGCTGACGTACGGCTTACTTCGAAGCTTTTTGAGTATACTTCTTCGCATGTTTTGCCTGCGCAGGCTGTGCCTTACCTCCGTGAGATGCAGCTGATCCCAATGCTACTTGAAAACTCAAGGTTAGGGGTTCGCGTAGACCGTGAAGGTTTGACTGCAGCAAAAGTGCAAGCAATAGTAGACATTGATAAATGTAATGTTTGGGTTCGTTCATTGTTAGGTTCTCCTGATTTGAATGTTGACAGCGATAAACAGCTTGTCGATAGTATTTATCCCACTGAATACTGGGACAAAACAAATGGGTGGCCTACCACAGACAAGGGGCAACCTAAGGCTGACAAGGAAACGTTTGAAGAATTGATCACTCATCCGGAGCTAAAAGATGTCCTTAGATATCGTGCCAACCTCTCAACTTGCCTATCAACTTTCATTGAGCCCTGGTTGGAGGCTTCTGGAACTACAGGCAGAATCTACACAAACTGGAACAGTGTACGAGGTGAGCGTGGCGGCACCCGAACCGGACGACTCTCTTCAACGCCTAACTTTCAAAATGCGCCTGTCCGTTACCCTAAAGTGCAACTCCCCGCAGATCTTGGTGTCGCCTCGCTCCCCTTGATTCGGTCATTCATCTTAGCTGATGAAGGACATCGGTTGGTGGCATGTGACTTCAATGCACAGGAGCTTCGTATCTTTGCCCACTTTGAAGGTGGCAACCTTATGAAGCAGTATCAAGCAGATGCTCGTGCTGACTTGCATACTTATGCAGCAACCATGATGACTGAGGCTAGTGGCCGTGAGGTGTCAAGGACATACTCCAAAGGCGTATCGTTTGCTATTTTGTATGGCGCAGGTCCTAAGAAGATTAGTGAGATGCTTGGCATTGACATGGAGCTATCCAAGGCATTGGTGAATACGTATACCACAGCTGTTGCGCCGGGTTTGAAGACCATGCAAGACACAATGCGTAAGCGTTACAAACTAGGTCAACCATTAAAGACTATTGGCGGTAGGCTTGTCAAAATGGAGCCACCCAAAATCATTAACGGTCGTCTGCGTGAGTTTGACTACAAAGGCGTCAATCTTTTGATTCAAGGCTCTGCTGCTGATCAGGCCAAGGCTGCTATGCTGTTGTATCAACAACGTCGACAAGGTAGTAGGTTGCTGTTAAGTGTGCATGATGAACTGGTTATTTCAGCGCCTGCTGACGCAATTGAACGTGAGGCTGATTGCCTTACATGGGCAATGTGCAATGCCTTAGAGATGGATGTCCCTATGGTTAGTGATTACAAAGTTGGTGACTCATATCAGGAGACTAAATGAAAGATGATGTTGAATTTTGGGTGCGGTGGACTATCTTTGCCATTGCAGTTATCATTGTTGTGTTAGACACTTCTGTCTGGAGACCGTAATGGCATTTTCAAATTCATCCATCAAGACATATGAGGAATGCCCATACAAGTACAAGCTAACTCGCATTGAGCATCGACAAGAGCCTACAGGCACTGCCGCTGAACGTGGCAAAATGATTCACAGTGAGTTTGAAGGCGCACTGGTCAATTTGAATCTTGTACCTGCAGAACATGAGTTTTGGCAAACATACATTGGTGAGCTGGTCACAAAGAAGACGCGCAGTGAGGTTGAGTTTGCCGTCACACGTGACTGGTCTATGTGTGGCTTTAAGGACTCACATGCTTGGCTAAGGGGTATATATGACGCTGTGTATTTCGATGGCGCCAAGGCCCACGTCCTTGACTGGAAGACAGGTAAAGAAAGAAACTATGGTGACCAATTAAAGTTGTATGCCACAGTGATTCTTGCATGCTACCCAGACGTAAATGAAGTCACTACCGAGATTTGCTACATTGACTTACAAAAGCGGCAAGCGCAGCCTACCTACAAACGTAGCCAACTGGCTGAGCTAAAAGAATGGATGGCAGAACGCATGCTCAAGATTGAGAATGACACCATCTTTGCGCCAAACCCTAGCGCCAATTGCAGATGGTGCCACTTTCGTAAAGACAACGGCGGGCCTTGTCAGTGGTAACCAAAGTCATTCTTGAAAAGCACCTTGAGCAATACTTCACTGCGCAATGCAAAAAGCTTAAGCTACAAACGTTGAAGCTGCACATACGATTTACTCGTGGATGGCCTGATCGTCTTGTGCTGTTGCAAGGTGGCAAGATTCTTTGGGTCGAGTTGAAACGCCCGGGCGGCAAGGTGTCGCCGCTGCAAGAAAAGAAACATAAGGAGATGGCTGCATGGGGTCACCATGTTTATGTCATAGATTCTAAGGAGGGTATTGACAATGTATTGGGAACCGCATGAATATCAAAAAGAAGCTGTTAAGTTTCTGATTGAACGTGGCTCAGGTGCGCTATGGCTTGACCCAGGGCTAGGTAAAACTGCTGTTGTGTTGTCTGCGTTTAAGGTCTTACGCACCAAAGGTCTTGCAAAAAAGATGCTGGTGATTGCGCCTTTGCGGCCTGTGCATAGTGTGTGGCCTGCTGAAGTCAAAAAGTGGGAGCAGTTTGCAGGCTATGCAGTTGGCGTATTGCATGGTGGCAACAAAGCCAAAGTGTTGAAACAAAACCACGACATTTACGCAATCAACTTTGAAGGTTTGCAATGGCTATCGTCGCAATTGAATGGTAAGACTTGGCCATTCGATATTCTTGTTGTTGACGAAATCTCATACATGAAGAATACGCAAACACAGCGATTCAAAACTTTAAAAATGGTGCTAAACAAGTTTACCCGTCGTTGGGGTCTTACAGGTTCACCAGCGCCAAACAGTTTGATTGACATCTTTGGCCCACAATTTATCATTGACCAAGGTGCCACGTTTGGCCCTTACATTTCTAGGTTTCGTACTGAGTATTTCTATCCATCAGGCTTTGGTGGGTATGAATGGAAGCTACTGCCTGAAGGTGAAAAGAAAATCTACGATAAGTTGGAAGGCAAGGTACTTCGCATGGCGGCGCTAGACCATTTAGACCTGCCAGATCTAACATACAACAACGTGGTTGTGGAGTTACCTGAAAAAGCCAGAAAGATCTACGACGCCTTTGAAAACGCATTGACCATTGAAATCGATAGTGGCAACATTACTGCAGTCAACGCAGCAGTGGCAATTATGAAAGGGCAACAAATTGCCAATGGCGGGTCATACCTAGATGATGATGGCTCAGGCATTGGCAGGGTGACTACTCACATTCATGACGCCAAGACTGATGCTGTGGTTGATTTAGTTGAAGAACTTTCAGGTCAACCTTGCATCATTGGCTATCACTTTCAACATGACCTTGAACGTCTAAAGAAAGTATTCCCAAACGCGCCAGTGATTGGCTCAGGTGTTGTTGGCGCAAAGCTTGATGCCATCATTGACAAATGGAATGCCGGAGAAATAGCGGTGCTGCTTGCGCACCCCATGTCTGCAGGTCATGGCCTTAATTTGCAAGGCACTGGTCACGCTGTCATATGGTATTCATTGACGTGGTCGTTGGAAATCTATGAGCAGTTCATTCGTAGACTTTGGCGCCAAGGTCAGAAAAATCATATTGTGGTGCATCACATTATTGCTAAAGATACTGTCGATGAAGCAATTCTGAAAGCAGTAAAACGCAAGAATAAAACGCAACAAAATTTAATGAATGCTGTACGCGATTACATACGTCGTGATACAATTGAAACTGTTGATATTTGAAAGGAATCCATGCATGTCCCACGTTAACCCATCACTCGAAAAAGGTATCACCATGTCTGAAACACAGAAGCGCCGTCGTGCCAATAAGAAGTCAATCATCACAATCAAATCCATTGCTAATCCAAAGCGTCAAGGCACCTTGGCACATGGTCGGTTTGAGTTGTACAAAGACGGTATGACAGTTGCTGATTACGTTGCAGCAGGTGGCCGCACAGGTGATGTCAACCACGATGCAGAAGCAGGCTACATTGAGTTGTCATGAACATCTTAATTACCGGCGT